AAATAATGCAAATAAATTATTATCAAAAACAAAAGAAGGTGGAGAATTTTTATTTAATTCAGCTATTGCAAATGAACAATCAGCTATAGCAAGTGGTAATTTACCTGAATATAAATTATTAAAACAACAAAGTGATTTTGTAAATATTGGCACTAACGACAGTCCATTATTTGCATTTAGAGGTGATGGAAATAAACTTGAAGTAAATGATGAAATAACAGATGTTTTTGGTAGAAGAAGTGTTACAAAAAGAGATGTAGACATTCAAGGAAACAACCCACAAACTGGAAAACCTTATGAAACTTATTCAGCAAAAACCTTACCTGAGGGAGAAAAAAGCTATTGGGATAGAGTTAAAAATGATGCCACATCAAAATCTACAATGTATGCAAGTGCTGGTTCAGGTATAACAGCATTTTTTACTGATTTATTATTAACAAAAGGTGATGACCCAGTTAAATCTGCAAAAAAAGGAGCAGGAACTGCCGCTGGAACTTATATTGGAAGTGTTTTAGGTGGACCTGTTGGTGCAGTTGTTGGTGCAACTGTAGGAGCATCTATCGGTGGTAGAGTGATATGTAATGAATTAAGAAGACTTGGTTTGATGACCACAGAAGATATATTGATTGATTATTTTTATACACATAAATATTTAACACCAATTCATGTAAAAGGTTATCATGTATGGGCAATAAATGTAGTTAAATCAATGAGAAAAGGAAAAAATGTCAAATTTTGGCATCATATTGCAAATCATAGATTAAATCATGTTAAATATTTATTAGGAAAAAGAGATAAACCTGATTATTTAGGTAAATTATATAAAATTATAGGCGAATCTATATGTTTTGGATTGGGTTTATTTTGTAAAAAAACAGATTGGTCTATTTTATACAATAAAAAGGAGATTTAAATGGCATTAGAAGATGTAGGTATAGAACCGCCGAATGAAGAAGCAAGAAAGATGATATTTAATCCATCTGAGGAGATGCAAACAGTTTTAATGACAAGACTTGCAGAAATGACGGAAGAAGAACTTAATGCATTAGATGAAGCAATTACACCTAAGGTTATGAATGTATTGATGAAATTTCTTCCTGAATTAGAAGTTTTAATATCAAGAATTGCAGAAGTTAGAGAACAACCTGAACAAGAAGAACCAATGGAAGATACAAAACCTATGGAAACAGATGAAATGCCACCTGAAGAAACTATGGGAGCATTGAAAGATATTGCATGATACGTCGAGCCACAGTTATAGATATTTCTGCATTAGTTATCATGTTAAACCAAATGCACAAGGAGACTGAAATAGAAGTGCCAAAGATTAATACATTAAAATTAATAAATAAAATTAATGATTTGGTTCATAATGGTTTAGTTTTTGTATCTTTAAAAGATAATAAAATTCAAGGTTCTATAGCAGGTCAAATATGTCAGGATTGGTGGAGTGAAGAAAAATACATTGCAGATACTTGGTTTTATGTGTTCAAAGAACAAAGAAATAGTGATGTAGCAAAAAAATTGTTACAAACCTATATCAAAACAGCAAAAGATGTTAAACTAAAAATAAGATTAGGACATATTTTTTCTGGAGATTTGCAAAGAAAAGATAAATTTTTTGAAAGATTGGGTTTTGTTAAAGCAGGCTCAATATTCGTGGAGGCATAAATGGGTGCAATATGTACAAATCAACCAATAGTTTTACCTGATTACAAAGACACAGTATCAGGTACACAATTACCAGCATTTGTTGCCGCCGGTGGAAAGGAACTTTACGAACAAGCTAGAGAATTATCAAAATCGCCATTTCCACAATTTCAAGGTCCAAGAATTGCAACTTATGGTACAGATGATGAAGGTAATCCACTTAGAATGTCTGAAACAGAAAGAGCAGGATTACAAAAATTAGCAGATGGTGGTGATTCTTTTCAGGGAATTCTAGATGATGCAACTGAAATGGCAGGTACATTAGGCAGTGGTTTTGAAGCAGGTGAATTTTTACCAACTGCAACTACACAACTTGTTGGCGATACATTTCAATCTCCAGAATTTGATGTAGAAAGAGCAGGGCAATATCAAGATGTATTTCAAACATCAATAGATCCAGCAATTGAAGAACTTAATAGACAAAGAGATTTAAGACAAAGACAAAATGCCGCTGATGCAATACGAGCAGGTGCTTTTGGAGGTTCAAGATTAGGTGTTAGAGAAGCACTAACAGATGCCGAAATAGCAAGAGCAGGTGGTGATTTAAGAAGACAGGCAGGTAGAGATGCATTGCAATTTGCATCACAAAGATTTGATACAGATAGAGCATTTGATGCTGGAAGATTTGATGCAGATAGACAAGCAAGATTTGCCGGAGAAGCAGAAAGAAGGGCAGGATTTGAAACTGGAGAAGCGGCAAGATTAAGAGGTTTTGAAACTGATGAAGCAAGTAAATTAAGAGCTACAGAAACATTAAGTGCATTGGCTCCATTAGCACAAGGTTTAAATGAACAAGTTGCGTCAGGTATGATAACTGCAGGTCAGGCAGAAAGAGAACTTGACCAAAGAGCTTTAGATTTAGCTTATCAAGATTTTTTACAACAACAACAATTCCCATTTGAAATGTTAAATTTTGCATTAGGCGCTTTACAAGGTATTCCATATGAAACATTAACAAGACAACAGGCAACAGGACAACAATTCATGCAACAACCTAGTATTTATGGACAAACATTAGGTGGATTAGGCACTTTAGCTAGTCTTTATGCATTAGGTAGGAGGGCATAATGTCAGTTAATGAAAAATTTATAGATCAAGTCAAATCATTATATGGTGCATCTAATAGTAATTTGCAAAACATAGATAGTGGTGCATTAGCATCTTTGTTTAGACGAGAAAGAAAACCAATAGACCCAGCATTATTAGGATTAATTGCATCTGCTGAAATGACAAGAGCATCAAGTGTGCCGGGAGCCACAGCATTAGGTGGTGCATCATCAGGTATTTTGAAAAGTGCAGAATTAAAATTAGCATCAGATATTGCAGATAGAAAGGCAGATCAAAGTACTAGATCAGACCTTTTAAAATTTTTAGGACAAGTTGCAAAACCAAAAACAACTAATAGAAAAACATTAGGAAAAGGTTTGGCACTTAATTATATGACAGAAGAAAAAGCCAAAGAATTTCTTGCTCAAAGAGGTATAACACCAAACATACCCGGATATGATGATTTTATTTATAAAGTATCTACAAATGATGCTGAAAAAATTGGTGCACCAGCAATTTTTGCAGGTAAACCTATTGAATTTAACATTGAAACCGAAGGTTCTGAAATTAGAAGTGTTATTACAAATCAAATACAAGGTTCTTTACCAGATCCATTATTTGCCACTAAACAAAAAAAACTTGAGGCAATGAATAAAAAAGATGAGTCAATTAATAAAATGACCACTTTGTTTCCAAGATTACAACAAGCAAAAGACATATTATTGAATGAAAATGTAACAACAGGATTTGGTCAAACAGAACCATTTATGACATTTAAACAAGGTCTTAAAGTTATATTTGGATATACAGATCAAGATTTAGGCGACCAACAAATATTACAATCATTATCATTTCAATTAGCACCTATGATGCGACCACCCGGTTCAGGTTCAACATCTGATATGGAATTTAAGGCATATCAAAAAGGTATTTTGTCATTAGGCAATGAAAAAGAAGCAAATTATCTTAATTTATATACATTAGAAAAAATGACCAAAAATGCGATTAAACTTAACAAATTAGAAAAACAATTATTATCACACCCTAAAAATTATAGTTATAAATATATTGATGATAAACTTATGGAACAAGATATTGGAATATTTGATAAAATTTATAAAGATGAAGATGGAGATAATCGTTTATTTGATAATGATGGTGATGCCAAATTCAAAAATGATGCAGAAAAATTAAATATAATTAAAAATTATTATGCAGATTTACCAAGAGGTTCAGTATTTATAAATGATGATGGTAGAGGTAATAAATTATTTGAACCTTTAGGAACTTATGTAATTAAAGGTATAAGTCTACCTACTAATTTTGGTCAAGGTAATTAAATATGTCAGGTTTTACTGCACAAGATTTAAAAGATATGGGGATTGTTATAAATCCTAATGCAAAGGGCAATCAGCCATCTTTTACAATTACAAAACCAACACAAACACAAACACAATTAAATAAAAATGTTGATGATGATGAAAGCTTTTTAGAAAGAACAAAAAGAGGTGTTAAAGAAACATTTGTAGATATGCCTATTGCAATGAAAAAGGCATTTACAGGTGAAGATAAACCAATTGAATTTCCTAATCTTCGTGAAATAA